GCGATACCTGTTGTCCACAAAGGCGACCACATTCCCGGAATTGAGGCAGTAGTTGCGCCCTTCCGTTTTCTCGAAGGCGTACATGGCGGAGGACATGACTGAGGAGGCAATGCCCTCGGGCGTGATCTTCTGCTCGGCAGACGCCATGCGGGTGGAAAGATCATCCGTGGTAGTCTTGTCTGCCTTGAGCGCAATTGCAGCGTTCGTCTGCTCGATAGCCGTCTGCGTTTCTTCCCGCAGGGTGCTGATTTCGGTATAAGCCTCATAGGCCACCTGAGAAAGCGGCTTGAATGCGCCGTCCATGAAGCGGTACAAGGGATGCTCCGGGAACAGGCACATATAATATGCGCTGGTCAAAATACCCAGCAGCATATAAGTCAAACCGTCCTCCGCTGTAGGGATTGTGCTGGTCAAATAGTCGGCTGTGGGCGTGAAGGTATCCCCCTCCAGCGTACCGACCAAATATAGTGATTCGCCCTGCACCCCCGTAAACGTCGAAAGATGATAGCGGATATACACGCTGGAGTAGGCAATAAACCCGTTGCTTGAGGTGCCGTTGGCGGTGCAGGCATACGGCGTCCAGAGAATAGGCTTGCGCACCATGAACGGGACGCCCGCCGCCAGATGATAATAACCCGCATCGTCGCCCACAATGAACCGATTTGCAGAGATCACGGTTTTGGCCTTGATCGTGCCAAAACGGATGCGGTCATAGGTATCCGTGTTATAGTTCGCATCCGCCCACCAGCCCTTGGCAATGACCGTCGTGAAATAGGTGGCGTTTTCCCGATAAGTCAGGTGGATGATATTGCCCCCGACATACTGCGTACCCAAGCGTGTGCCTTGGCTGTAGTAGCAAGGAACAGCCTCCGTTGTGCTGCCGTCTGCCAGCGTCAGGGTGAGCGTAACATTCGATGCGCTGCCATACGGGAGCCAGTAGGTGATCTCCTGCCCGTCCTTGAGTTCCGTAACGTTGGCGATGCCCGTCCATGCTGCGGTATTGGCGGTCTGCGTACCCACAACGAAAACGGAGCCCGCGCCGGTGGAACCTGCCGCCGCAATATCCTCCTGATACTGCTGGCTGCCGGTCACGGTCTGGATGATGGCCTCCTCGGTGATCTTCAGCTCGGCTGCGGAGACACGCTCACTCAAAGCAGTCACGTCGGTCTGATTTGCCTTGCCGTCCACCATCAGCCGCAGATAGGTGTTGCTGGTGATGTCCATGGCATTGATCGCCTGAATGGTGGCCTCGCGGGCAAAGAGCGTGTCCACATCCAGATTGGCGGCAATGAGGCTGCGGATAGTTGCATTGTCGCCGAAGATGTTCTGGACATTGAGCGTCTGCGCGGTAATGGAGCCTTCGATCAGCTTCTGCGTCCCATGAATGGACAGGTCGGCCACATCATCATTGGACACCTGCTTGAGCGTCGTGGTGATATTGCCATCAGCACCAACGGATACAGCATAGAAATGTCCATCCGCGCCTTTTACCACCAATTCACCCACGGTCAGGGAAACAAGGTTTGCTTCGGTGACGGCCAGCTTCGCAATGTACAGCTCGCCGCCCACGCCCTGTGTAATGATGGCGGTGTCGGTGGCAAGGTCTTTGATATGCGCCCAATCAATGTCCGCCGAGCCAATGTCGGCCTTGACCATGGAGGCCACGGCAGCCGAAAGCGTGGTGATCGCCGCCCAATCAATCTGCGCCTCGTTGATATTGGCCGTGGTGATTTGGGCTTTGCTGATCTGCGCAATATCCGCCGCCAGCGTCTGAATCTGCGCCCACTCGATGTTGGCGTCAATGATGTTGGCGGTGGTAAGCTGCGCCGTGGCAATCATGGCGATGGACGTATAAAGCTCGTCCGTGGTGATGCTGCCAGCCGCCAATTCCTGAATCTTGGCCGTGACCGCCGTAAGGGCGTTGACGTTCAGAACGTCAATGAGCGCCTCGGCAATATGGGCGCGGGTAATGGCCGCATCCTGAATATGTGCGCTGGCAATGGCGGCGTTCTTGATTTGCAGGCTGCCGACCGCGCCGTTTTGAAGCTGGCCTGCGCCCACAGAATTGAGGGCGAGCTTTGCGCCGGTAATGGAGCCGGAGGCAAGCTGCCGGGCGGAGATCGTGCTGCCCTCCAAGGTATCCGCCACGGTGCCGAGGGTAACGGCGGTGTATTTGCGGGTCAGGCAGTCGTAGGAATACTGCGTCATCCGCATGGATACCTCAACGCCGATACGCCGGGCAATAACCCGGACGCTGTCGCCGAGGAAAATGTTTTGCAGATGGGCGTACTGCTTATACTCCTCGGCGTCCACGAGGTTGACGAAGTCCACCTTGAGCGTGACCGTGGGCATATCGCAGCCCTTGGCGTATTCGGCCTGCGCCGCGCTTCTCATGTCCTGATAGCAGGAGGTCAGAGATTTGTAATCGTCACCTTCCGCCACTTCCTTGGCCTCGGATACCGGGAGGTGAATCCATTTCGGGTGCGTATAGACGCCGATGTTCGGGGAATCGACGTACAATTCCGGCAGATACAGGATATTGCCGTCTGCATCCTCGCCCGTGGGCATGATGCGCGTGACCACATCCGTGGTATCCACGTCGTAGGAAATGCCGGTCAGGTTCTTGCGCTCCCGGATATGCACATCGGAATCCACGCCCACGCGCCCCACGAGAAAAACGTCAAACCAATCGCGGGCCAGCTCCGCGCCGTACTTTTCGGCCATGCCGCCCTCGCCCAGCATCGCCTCCACGGGGTTGATGTTCTCAAAGCATACCTCGTCCCCCGTGGTGGTCAGGTCGGAGTAGAACGTAAAATCATGCTCCGACAGGCAGTTTGAAGATATGTTTTGAACGACGGACGCGCCCACGGCATCAGCAGCAGGCGCGACCTTTCGGATCATGTTGTCGAGGAGATCGTAGAAAATGTGCCGGGCATAGACGGTGATCCGATCCAGCTCCGGCACGACGCGATAGATGCGGAAGGGTTGGTCGCGGAGCTGCCGAGATTCGATGACCTCGTTCTGGAAGCCCACGTTTACCCGGTAGCTCTCCTGCTCGGTGCGCTCGTATTTCAGATACTCGGCGGACATATAGCCGTGGCGGCCATCCGGGCAAGTGACCTCGTACCATGAGGAGGATGTTTTATCCACCACAATGATCTCGGTTCCCTTTTTATACTTTCCGAGAATCTTATACTTCGTACCCGTGCCAGAGCGCAGGCGCAGCGGGTCGCGGGAGGTATTGACCTTGTAGATTTCCACGTCGTAGGTGCTGGTCTGGTACTGCTGGGACACCAAATTCATCTGCGGCGTCATGGCGGCAGGCACAGGCGCTCGAAGGATATTCCCCTCGGCGAGCCGCTGCCATTTGCCAAGATCGTCAATCGGGTGCGTGAGCGTAAGTTCCCACTCGCCGTTCAGCGTTTCCGTCACGATGGCGGACCGCGGAGATACCGGGCCGAGGCCGTTATTGGAAAAATCCGTGCAGTTCGCCGGATAAACACAGATCAAAGAATTCACCTCCTTTGAGGCATAAGAAAAACGCCATCTTTGCGGATGACGTTTGACATTTCGTTTTACTATTCATATAAAGTTTGTTTAGCTTTTTCTGCTTCATGCTTCCTTAGTGCAGATTGAGCATCAGCATAGTTTTTGAATCTCTCGTCATTTATGGGAGAGATGAGGACGTGAATTCTGTCTATGGATTCCTCTAAAACATCCGGAGTTTTCCCTTGCTTTAATGCAGTATTATACATAGAGATGTTCGCTCTCAAAGCTCCAAGGAGTTTTGCTATATCCTGATGTAAGGATATATCTCCAACCAATTCTTGTATATTGTTATCTATATAAGGGTATGAGCAACTAAGACGTTGATCTTTATTCCGAGGGGATGTGATATTATTGAGATAATGTAGTTCGTTTAACAATCGTTCATAAAATGCCATTTCATTCTTTAAAGCATCATAAAACCTGTTTGTTTCAGCCTGTAAAAGTCTACTGGCGTTTTCAACACGGCTTTTCTTTTGTTCCTCTTGAAGTTGTGCAATTCTTTCAGCGTTTTCTATTTGAGCTTGTTTCATCTTTTCCGAAAACTCTCTTCGAGAAGCCTCAAATTGCGTTTCGGCGAGTTTTCTGCTTTTTCTCGCAATACTTAGTTGAATAATACCAGAAAGTACTGTAACAATAATTGCGCTACCAACCCCAATAAGCGCACTAAGTAAAGTTTGTAGGTTCTCGATATTATCCATACGTCATTCTCCCACTCTTTCAACGATAATAGCAACTAATGGACTACTGTTTTCTTTTGCCATTATACCATGCGAATAAGTAGTAGACAAGAGAACACACGTTACAGATACCTCCAGTTCGGTTGAATTTCAACGCGGGTCACATTGCCAGACCAGCTAATGGCGTTCTGGCCGGGCAGCAGCGTCGGGAAATCGCCGCTCATGTTGTTGTTCATGCCGGTCACGCCAAAGTACGCCTCTTGAAGCGGAGCGTCCAGCGTAATGCTGGAGGTGATCCCCTCCAGCTCACAGATGGTCATGCCCACCATGAGCGTGATCGCGCCGGAGCCATAGACGGTGATCACAGGCTCGGCGTACACGCTGCCGGGATTGGTAACGAAGCTCCCGCTGGCGGTGAGCGTAATGGGAGCCACATTCTCCGCATACCAAAAGGGCTGGCAGCGAAAATTGACGGTGAACGTCCTGTTTTCGTGGTTGCGCAGGATCTTCGCAAACTCAATCTGATTGGCGATGCGGGCATAGTAAAAGCCGCCCGGACGAGCGGCCAGCTTGAGGGTTCCGGCTCCCTTGAGCCACGCGCAGATTTCGGAAAGACGGCTCATGTCCGCCACGGTGCATTCCACCGGGAGAATGAAATCGTCGTATACATCGTCGGCTTCAAGGGTCGTAAGGCTGCCGGGCCGTCCGGGGACATTGGTATGCGTGACGCGCTCGGAGGCGCGGATGATGGCGGGCTGGGCGGTCACATGGATGCCATAGGCCGTGCATCTCACGCCGCCGAATTCAAACCAGTCGTTCAAGCGAATCTCAGCCCCTTTCCGCGCTGCTGCCTGCGGGTCAGCGTCGCAATCTCAATGGCGAGCGAGCGGACGTCCTGCTCGTCGCGCACCACCAGCTTATCCACCTGAATGGTGGAGGTGGCGTTTTGGTTGTATGTCCTGCGGTTGTCGTAGGAATAGCTGCCGCCAATGCCGCCCTGCGCCGCGCCGGTCAAATACCGGGCAGCGTTTGCAATGACCTTCGCCTGCGCCTTGCTCTCCAAGATCGCGCCCTCGCCGAAGCCCTTCATTGCCATGCGGCCCACTTCGTCGCGGAAAACGCCGGACGGAGATTTGATTTTCAGCTCCGACTTCGCAGCAGATACCGCCGCCTTGGCCGCAGAGCGCATGGCAGAAATGACGCCGGAGCGTCCGGCATTGATACCGGCTTTCAGGCCGTTCATGGCGTTTACACCCACGGGCCGGAGGGTCGAGGCGGTTAGGCTGCCAGAAACGGCGGACTTGACATTGGCGGAAATGGCACTGCCGGTGGAGGCCATGGAATAGCCGGTCATGGCAGAAGCCAGCCCGCCAAGGGCTGCGTCGGCGGAGGAGGAAAGCACATCTGCCGTCAATGCGGCGGCAATGGCCGTTTCAAGGTTGGTCGCCAGCGTACCGGCGTCGGTGGTGAAATCAAAGGCGGTCATGCCCGCGCCGATCCCGGCAGCGGTGTTTTCGCCAATCGGCTTCACGCGCTCAGAGGGCGAATTGATGTCGAGCGCCGTATTGAGTGCCGCCTCCAGATTGGCGGCGACGGTTTCGGCGTCGGAATCCCAGCCCGCCTCGGTCATACCAGCGGCCACGCCTTCAAGGACGTTGGTGCCGACTTCGGTAGTATCCAGTTCTTGCAGGAACGTAAGGATCGTCTGGAGATTGTCCAGATCCTCCTGTTTCACGTCCTGCCCCTGAGAAATGGCGGAAACGACCTCGGCCACATAGGTAGACAGGCCCGCCAGCCGTTCGGGGCTGAAATCAAGCTGCATACTCTGATCCAGCGTATTCTTCGCCCCATCTTCCAGCAGGCCCCATAGCTGCCAGAACGTCCCCTTTTCGTTGTTGAACGTCCTGATTCTTTCAATGGCCGCGTCGATGAAATCCATGGTCGTGGAAGGCATGATGCCCGCCGCCATGCCAAGCGCCGTGACGCCAAGCTGATCCACCTCGGCGACCTCCTCGCGCAGTTGGGCGATAGCCTCCGGGGAGCCGGTCACTTCGGTGGTGATCAGAATGTGCATCGTGCCGTCATCATCCAGCACAGCTACTTTATCCGGGGTAAGCAATTCCTTGGGAACGAGGGTCGCCGGAATCTCCACGCCATCCTTCCAGAAGGTGACGTTTTCATCCGCGAGCGCGGCTTCGGGATCGGTATAGACCTCGCCCAAGCGCAGAATGCCCTCCACTTCCACGGGGTTGTCCGTAATGAATTGCCGGTAAGCCAGCAGGTCATAGCCGGTAATGGCGACCTGCGTTTCCAGCTTGGGCGGCTCCACGCCTTCCTGCTGGGTAAAACCGGTAACGATGGCCTCGGTAGTAATTGCGCCGGGATTGGCAGCAAATTCCGCCCAACGGGCCTCTGCGCCGGTCATGTCAAGGTCGGTGGCGATTTTGAGGACTTCCTCCGGGATCGCATCCGAGAACATGGTCGAAAGGCCGGGCAGCAGGTTTTCCTTGTTTTTGAGGAAGGCTTGAATGGAGGCAATCTGATCCATTGCGCCGGAGAAATCCAGCTCCGGGAAAAGGTTCTGTACCTCCGCCTCGGACATACCGCTGTCCAGCAGGGATTGTACCTGCATGAGCAGCGCGATATATTCCGTGATCGCGCCCTCGTCCATGGTGGAAGTGATCTCGTTGAGGTCGGCCAAAAGCTGCGGCTTCTCGCTTTCGTTGGCCGCGCTGTATTCGCGCAGCTTTTGCGTCAGCGTATCAATATCCGCAGCCGCGCCTTGAATGTCCTCCTGCTGCCATACGGGCATAATGACCGAGGCCAGCGTTTGCGCATATTCCTGCGCCGCCGCCATACGGTCATTGTTGTACTTGGCGTTGAGGGCGTCCAATGCGGCCTGTCGCTCCGTTTCATCCGCAATAAGCTGAATGAGCGCAAACTCCTTGTCGTATTGCGCGTCGAGCTGGGCGTTGACCGCAGCCATGCCCTCGGCGGCAGCTTT